ACCTTTAGTTAAAAAATAAAACGGGAGCAAACAAATGAAGTTACCAATTACAATTGAATATAACTCAGGTGAGCAAGCAACTTACATTGCCCAACCACCTGAGTGGGCGAAGTGGGAAAAGCAGACAGGAAACACTATTGGTCAGGCATCCGAGAAGTTGGGTATTTGGGATCTTATGTTTCTTGCTTATCATGCACATAAGCGTGAACTCGCAGGAGATAAGCCCATCAAACCAATGGATATTTGGATGGAAACAGTAGCGGATGTCATCGTTGGTGATGCAAACCCAAAAGCCATAAAGCAGGAAGCCTAAACAGATTATTGGTTGAGTTGGCAATTGCCACAAAGATACCAATGAGTGAATGGGTTGATGCGGATGACATATTAACAGCGATCGAGATATTGGAGGCAAGGAATGGCTAAAGAAACCATTGCATACAATAAAAACGATCTGCGTGATATTTACAAGGCTTTCAAACTTATGGATGACCAAGCAACAGAGGAAGCAAGAACTCAATCTGCTGCTCTGGCTTATTTTGCATCAGAGGAAATTAAACAGGCAGCTCGAACTCGAACAAAGGCTGGCAAGGTTGCGGAAAGAGTCGCAGAAGGCGTTAGCATCTCTAAGTCCAGCAAAATCGGTGAGTTCCGTTATGGTTTCGCAAGACAAAAGTTTTCAGGTGGTGCTACGACGCAAACCCTATGGGGTGGAGTTGAGTTTGGATCTAATAAGTTCAAGCAGTTCCCTACATATTCAGGACGGCAAGGCAGAGGTTCGAGAGGTTGGTTCATCTATCCAACCCTTCGCAAAATTCAGCCTGAATTGATTAACAAATGGGAACAGGCTTTTAATCGCATCATTAAGGAATGGGTCTAATGGCAACCGGTAATCGCACATTAAAGTTATCAATTCTTGCCGATGTTGATGACTTAAAAAAGAAGCTAGGCGAAGCCGACAAAGCGGTCGAAAGTAACTCAAGCAAGATTTCAGAATTTGGCAAGAAGGCTGCTGCTGCATTCGCAGTTGCTGCTGCTGCTGCCGTTGCCTATGGCACTAAATTAGCCGTTGATGGGGTCAAGGCTGCAATAGAGGATGAGGCTGCACAGTTAAGGTTGGCTGCTGCTCTACGCAGCGCCACAGGGGCTACTGATGCCCAAATAGCGGCAACTGAAGCAATGATCCTTAAAACATCTTTAGCGACTGGCGTGGCTGATGACCAACTTAGACCAGCGATGCAGAGATTAGCGGTTTCAACAAAATCAACTGAGGAAGCCCAAAAGTTATTAAACCTTGCTTTAGATATTGCTAAAGGTCGAGGATTAGAATTAGAAACTGTTGCCAATGCTTTAGGCAGGGCGCAGGATGGAAACACCACAGCTCTAGGTAGATTAGGACTTGGCTTATCCAAAGCAGAATTATCAACCTTATCTTTTACTCAGGTTCAAGAAAGATTATCTGATCTTTATGGTGGCGCAGCAGCTGCTAACGCTGAAACATTTCAAGGCAAAATTGATCGATTAAAAGTAGGATTTGATGAAGCCAAAGAATCATTAGGTGTTGCATTACTACCAGCGGTTGAAAGTTTTATTGGATTCTTAAATGAAACAGGCATACCAACGTTAAATGCGTTTATTGCAGGTTTGACTGGCGATCAAGGATTAAGTGCAGGACTGGCACAAAGCCAAAAGGGTGCTGAAACATTTGGCAAAGCAATTGGCGGACTCGCAGATATATTAAAAGGCTTGCTTAACTTTATTCGTGAAGTTATTGGCGGATTGACAGAGTTAGCAAATCAAGCAATTAGAGTTGTTAATATCATTAAACCCGGAGGAGATGTTGGATATATTCCAAATGTTTCCCCTAGTGCAAGTCAATTAGGAATGTTAGGGGCTGCACCATTGCCAGCAGTTCCAGCAAACACTAGAGAAAACCGAGCAGCAACAGTTACCAACATTACAGTTCAAGCGGTAGATTCCGAAGGTGCTGCTAGAGCAGTCGCTAAAGTAATTAATCAAAGTTCATCAAGATCAGTTCCACAGCTGTATAACAGCGGCATCACTAGAGCGAGATAATGTCAGTCTTTACGCCTGAATATAAGTTAAGCATTAATGGTGTGGAATACACCGATGTCGCTATCTCTGATATAGCCCATCAAGCAGGGCGTGAGGATATTTACGCACAACCAACCCCATCTTATATTCAAATCGCATTAGTGGCTTTAAATAATGAAAACTATAATTTCCAAGTTAATGACGGAATAGCCTTACAAGTAAAAGACAGCACTAATGCGTTTAAGACTTTATTTGGTGGCAACATTACAGATATCACAGCCGAGGTCGCATCAGCTAGTAGCATTGCAGAAACCTTTACTTATACGATCATTGCTTTAGGTTCATTGGCGAAACTTCCAAAAGTTATCTATGACGGAACATTGGCTAGAGATGATGATGGCGATCAGATTTTTGAATTGCTATCCGATTTATTCCTAAACAACTGGAATGAAGTGCCAGCAGCTGAAACTTGGGCAGGTTATGATCCAACAACTACTTGGGCAAATGCTGAAAATCTAGGACTTGGCGAGATCGATCGCCCTGGTGTTTATGAAATAATAAATCGCAGCGGAAGTGCTGACCCAGATACTGTCTATAACATTGCAAGCCTTATTGCTGACAGCGCATTTGGTGTCTTGTATGAGGACAACGAAGGGCGCATTGGATATGCCGATGCTGTGCACAGGCAAAATTATCTTGCCAATAATGGTTACACAGAGATTTCAGCAAACACAGCCTTTGGAGCAGGATTAAAGGTTTTGACTAGGGGCGCAGATGTCCGCAACGATGTATTCCTAAATTACGGCAATAACTTTGGTTCACAGGTAAGCGCAATTGATTTAGACAGTATTGAGGTATTTGGTTACCGAGGCGAAACGATTAACACAGTCTTGCATGATGCCACCGATGCTCAAGCTGTAGCGAATCGGTTTATATCCCTCAGATCCTATCCAAGAGCCTTATTTGACAGTATTACATTTCCATTGACCAACTCAGCCATTGATGATGCAGACCGAGATGCCTTGCTTGGGATCTTTATTGGTCAGCCAATGCGAATAACAGACTTGCCAGTTCAGATAGCCCCAACAGGACAGTTTGAGGGTTATGTGGAAGGCTGGCGTTGGAGCACTAGATTCAACGAATTGTTTTTGACCATAAATCTAAGCCCGATCGAATTCTCTCAAATTGCAGTTCAATGGGAGCAAGTATCAGCCTCAGAGGCATGGAACACTTTATCCGCTATACTAACATGGGAAAATGCGATTGGAGCAGTAGCCTAATATGGCAAACACTACGAACTATAATTGGGAAACACCGGACGACACCGATCTGGTTAAGGATGGCGCAGCTGCTATTCGCACGCTTGGTTCATCTATTGATACAACAACTAAAAATTTAAATCCGGAAACAACAACTGGCGACATTGCTTATAGATCAGCAACAGCCAACACAAACACAAGACTTGGAATTGGATCATCAGGTCAAGTTTTAACTGTTGCTGCTGGCGTGCCATCATGGGCAACCCCATCAACATTTACTTCACCATTAACAACTAAAGGTGATATTTATACTAGAACTTCAAGTGCCGATGCTCGATTACCAGTTGGAACAAATGGATACGCACTTGTTGCAGATAGTGCAGAAACCACAGGATTAAAATGGGCAGCACCATCTACCGGCGCACTTGTTTTTATTAAATCTTCAACATTTTCTAGTGCATCAACTGTTGAAGTAGATGATGCATTTTCAACAACTTATGATCATTATATGATTATTCTTAATAACACAGGAAGTGCAAGCACAGATTTAGCCATGAGGTTTAGATCAGGTGGCTCAACAAACACTCAATCAAAATACACAACCCAACAGTTAGAATCAAGCAGCACAACAACTTCATCATCTGCAACTGGATTATCTAATTCAGGAATTCGCATTGGTCGAAATGTGTCATCAGGTCGTTCAAGCAGCACAATTTGGCTACAAAATCCTTATGCTTCATTGCAGACTTGCGCTCAGGCTTTAATTACTCAACCACAAAACGCTGCAAATGCAATTGGTTTTCAGGCTGGCAGTTATACAGATACTGACAGTTTTACTGGATTGCAATTAAATCCAAGTTCAGGAACAATTACAGGAACAATCACTATCTACGGAATGGCTAAATCATAATGGCAACTTTGAAATCAATTAGAGAAAATTTGGAAACTGAATATCCAACTTTAAGTGCATCAAAAGATGGCGTAGATGTTGAATTAACTGAGGCTGAAAGAAAAGCCAAGTTAGATGAATGGGCTAAAAACATTTATGATAAGCAATTAGCTGATGACGCTTTTGCAAAAGCAAAGGCAGATTTATTGGCTAAACTTGGCATTACTGAGGATGAAGCAAAACTCCTCCTTGCGTAATGAAACCATTTTTATCTAAAGCTGCCGTTCAACTTCGGGAACAGATCGATGATTCATTCCCAGATCGCAGCCGTAAAAGTGATGGATGGATAGCCTCGGCACAGCATCAAATGCGATCAAAGGTTTCGGATCATAACCCATTGCCTTCGGGTGAAGTTTGTGCTATCGACATTACAGCAGATCTTGGCGCAGCTGAAGGAATATCTGCTTATCTTGCTGATCAAATTCGCATTGCTGGCAAAACAGATAAGCGAATCAAATATGTAATTCATAATCATCATATTGCCAGCAAACTATTAAATTGGCGTTGGCGAAAATATAAGGGCGCATCACCCCATACCGCTCATGTGCATATTTCATTTCACGCAAAACAAACAGGAGAGTTCTTTAACATCCCACTACTAGGAGGCAACATATGAAACTATCTAACAAACACAAGGCTGCAATTAAGTCATATTTGAGAGCTGTGGCTGCATCTGGAATTACTGTCCTTTTGGCAATTGTGGCTGATATTCGTCCAGAGTTTGCAATCCTTGCAGGTGCGTTAGTTGCACCTATTGCAAAAGCATTAGATCCAAAGTCCGGCAAAGAGGCTGATTATGGACTTAATGCGAAATGACAGCCAACGAATGGGTTGGTATAGCCGTTGGCGTATGCGGAGTATCAACAAGTTTATTGCTGGGTCTGCGCTGGGTTATTAAATCCTACTTACAAGAATTGAAACCCAATTCTGGAAGCAGCATTAAGGATCAAATTACAAGACTTGAACAGCGTGTCGATGATCTGTTTGTCTTAATCAGTAAGCGATAATTTTAATTATGGCGAACACTCGAAAACCTATCAAACGCAAAAAGATCAATCGTCGTGTCGTTCGCCAAACTCCTGAGCCATTAAGCAAGATTGATCAGCATTACTTGGCTTTGCACGAATGCTACAAAGCAGCTAGAAAAGCAGGATTTACGCCTGAACATGCTTTTTGGCTTATGACTGAACATAAGACTTTTCCTGATTGGGTCGTAGGCGATGGAGGGATTATTCCTTCCATAGATCCAACTGACGATGAGGATGACGATTAAGGTCAATCGTAGGTATCTTGTAACGCCTGACTTGCAGATTCCTCTGCATCATCCAAAGGCAGTTTCAAATCTGATTAAAATGGCAAGACACGAAAAGTTTGATTTTGTATTAAATGTTGGTGATGAAATGGATCTCGGTTCACAAAGCCGTTGGGCAAAGGGGACAAAGTTAGAGTTTGCCGAAACCCTTGATGAGGAAAGAAAACTTGGTCAAGAGATACTTTACGATCTAGGCACGACCGATATTGTCAGATCGAATCACACCGATAGAATTTATCAAACCTTGCTTAAAGGTGCGCCATCACTTATTGGATTGCCGGAATTGGCTTATGAAAAGTTTATGGATTTCAGCAGCTTAGGAATTAGATTTCATAAAAGAGCCTACGAGTTTGAAAAGGGCTGGCACTTGGCTCATGGCGATGAAGGCAACATGTCCAAGCATGCCGGTATAACTGGTCTTAATTTGGCTAAAAAGTGGCATTCTAGCGTAGTTTGTGGGCATAGCCATAGGCAGGGTGCAGTCCGACACCAAACTGGCTTAAATGGGCGTTATTCAACGATTTGGGGCATTGAGGCTGGACATCTTATGGATATGCGTAAGGCTAGTTATCTAAAATATAACTCAGCCGACTGGAATATGGGCTTTACTGTGCTCAGTTTCGGCAATAAAGGGCATCAAGTCGAATTGATTCCGGTCAATCATGACGGATCATTTACCTATAATAGACGGACTTATGGGTCTTGAAACCGATTATCACGAACGCACGATTGATGACCATATCGATGATTTTGAGGATATTAGCGTTATCTAATCGTTATACAACACTCCGAAAGAAAATAACCAAGCGTCCTTGATCTAGGTCATACTTTATGCATCACCCACAAGATATGTGGAGGATATGTAAGGGAGCAACATGGATCTATATGGGGAACTAAGAGATTTTGGCTATCTCTGGCTTTTAGGAATGACAGCTGCTGCAATTTGTTGGTGGCTTGTTTTGGAAATTAGAGATACTGCATTCCAGAATGGTTACTGGAAGGGTCGGGCGGATGGCTGGAATATGCACCGCAGAATGATTACTATTAAACAGCAGTCAGATGAAGTCTTTGATTATGACAAAAACTGAAAAACTTTTTGATGAGGCCATCACAACTATTCAGTCAAGAGGTGTCGTATATGGGCATCCTTACTACAACATGGAGCGAATCTCAAAGCTGGTCAGTTCGTATCTGGAATACCCAGTCATGCCTCATGACATCTGTATCTTTAACATCTTGCAAAAGATTAGTCGTTTGCAGGAAAGTCCGGGGCATCACGACAGTCTTGTGGACATTGCAGCATACATCGGTATTTACAAAACAGTTTATGATGCCGAAATCGACAGCGACTTCAAAAAAGGAGATGATCTTTAATGGCATTTAATCTTGAGGATTACGAGGATGTGGCGACTTTGAACAAATGGTTTATTGCTAATTATCCAATGGGTAGATCTGATATATCAGTTATCAGCCATGATCCTGAAAAGGGTTATATCTTGGTGCAAGCAACATTGTGGCGAGATGCAGCAGATCCAGCACCAGCAGTTAGCAACATTGCATTTGGATCTAGAGAAACCTACATGGCTAATATGAAAAAATGGTATGTGGAAGATACTGCCAGCAGCAGTTTAGGAAGGGCAATCATAATTCTAAAAGGCTCAAATAAGACTGCTACAAAAGACAGCATGGAAACTGTTAAGGCAGATCAATCCTTTAAGGAAAAGTTAGAAAGTCGCCAAAATATGTATGGCAAACCCGGCTCTAAGTCAGCACAAATTGAAACAATTTTAAGAGATAGTTTTGCAGCTGATAAGAAAGAGCCTGAACCTATTGCTTGGTCGGTTGGTGAAGTAGTTGCTGAAATAGGTGCATCAATACCTAATGAGCCACCTGCATGTCAGCATGGTCATATTCTTAAAGAGGGAATATCTAAAGGAGGCAAGCCATATCGAGGTTATGTATGCAAAGCGAAAGAATGTCCACCAAAGTGGGCGAAACTTACATCTAATGGAAAATGGTATTTTGAAGGAGGTGAATAAATGGGTGAATTACAAATCATTGACGGCTCTGGCTTAACTGCTACTTTTACAGATGCAGGAGTTAAGGTCGAGCCATCAACTCAGTATTGCGACTTATGCAACGATGACAGATTACTTCATGAGGGCGATCTGCTTCGGTGCTACAACTGCCATGCAATTAATCGAATTCCTTATCATGCCTAATTACGATTACATGTGCGATGGTGAGGGGTTGCTGATTGTATTGGATTTACCAATGGATCATAAAATCCCTCATTGTCAAGTATGCAATGCACCTTTGAGGCGTGTCTTTACAGTTGTGCCATCGATCTTTCGAGGAACTGGATGGGCTGGCAAAGATGGT